AGTCATTAGCCCAACTGTCATGATGCTAATGGCTGAGAGGGCAGCTGCAAGATGAGCATTGAAGCAGTTTCTTTAGTTCTAAACCAATCAAAAGCAACAGGTAGGGCAAAGCTTGTCCTGCTTGGTATTGCAAATCACTTGGGAGATCAGGGAGCGTGGCCATCTATTGCCACCCTTGCCAGGTATGCAAACGCTTCTGAGAGGTCAGTCAAGCGTGACCTGCAAGAGTTGGTTGAGCTTGGTGAGCTAAAGATTGAACTGCAAAACGCACCTACAAATCACCAATACAAAACCAATCTCTATTGGATTACAATTCCGGCAGGGGTGACAGATTCAGCATCAGGGGTGACAAACTGGGTAAGCAGGGGTGACAGCTCAGGTAAATCAGGGGTGACACCTGTTGGCACGCAAAACATTAACTTAACCATCAAAGAAACATCAAAAAAAACCAGCAATGACAGGTTTGATGAGTTTTGGAATCTTTACCCTAAACGCATAGCTAAAGCTGATGCCCTAAAAGCCTGGAACAAAGCACTAAAGAAAAAAACCGCTGATGAGTTGATTGGCCTCACCAAGGCTTACTCTGAGAGCAAGCTTCCTGACATCACCTACATCCCCTACCCAGCCTCATGGCTAAACAAGGAACTCTACGAGTCGGTTGAAGTGCAAGAAAAGAAACCCTTGGGCAAACTAAAGATTGGCATCTGGCATGAATGATTTTGAGCTATCGGTTATCGGCTCAGTCTTGCTGACTAACGGCAAGGCACTCGATGACCTAACGCTCACACCCGATGACTTCCTAGACCCAAGCCACGAGATCATCTACAAGACGATGCTAGAGATGAAGCACCACCGCAACCCGATAGATGTCATCACAGTCGGGGCTAGATTGCCAAAGCTTGCCAGCTACTTGCATGATGCTGTCACAGCTACCCCAACTGCTGCCTCTGTTGACTTTTACGCCGGCAAGGTTGTTGAGGAAAGCACAAGACGGCGATTGAGTGCTGCTGCATCTGTCATCAGCCAAACAGCCAAGTATTCAGACCTTGCAGAGGTGATGGACAAGGCAAAGAAAAGCATTGACGGAATCATCGAGCGAAACATTGCAGTCAAGCCAAGCTATGTTGATGACGAGCTAATTCCTTACCTTGATGAGCTAGACAAGCCACGCAACTATCCACTGACACCTTGGGACCAGCTCAACAGAATCATCGGGGGACTTCGACCAGGTGCCCTCTACATTGTTGGTGCCCGACCAGGTGTGGGTAAGACCATTATCGGTCTGCAGTTAGCTTGGCACTTATCAAAGTCTGGCCCTGTGTCTTTTCACAGCCTTGAGATGGGCAAGACCGAACTCTATAACCGCATCATCGCTATGGAAGCCTCTGTCTATCTCGGCAACATTGAAAAGGGAACTGTTAGAGATCACGAGTGGCAAAAGATAGCTCAAACAATCAGGCAGACAAAACACGAGCTGGCAATTCATGACAAGTCAGGGCAGACCATCCAGCAGATTAGGGCACTAGCCAACAGCGTGAAATCAGAGGGCAAGCTCAGAGCTATTGTTGTTGACTACCTTGGCTTGATTCAGGACACCGAAAAGGGCCGAAAGCGTTATGAGATGATTACCGACATCTCTATCGGACTTAAGAACCTTGCAAGAGATCTAGAGGTTCCTGTTGTTGCCCTAGCTCAGCTCAACCGAGGCCCAGAGCAACGAAAGAACTCAGAGCCAGACATGGCAGACCTCAGAGATTCAGGTGGCATTGAGCAGGATGCCGATGTTGTTATCTTGCTGCACCGAGAACAACTTGAGGGTGACCAAGATTGGGAGCGTTCACAGATGATTCTCAATGTTGCAAAGAACCGACATGGCACCACAAATAAAGCGTGGCTCAAGTTCGAGGGTCACCATGCCAGAGTTGTTGAGGGCTAAGATTATGGCGTGGATGACAATGTGGCCTTGTGTTGCCGATGTGGAGCAACTTGGAAGGTCAACACGCATAAGCGTAAGAGGAAAGACCTCAAGTGCCAGTCCTGCCGGATGCATCGAGCCTTGGTCATCAAGTATGGCTCTGAAAAGTGCATCCCTTGGCAAGGTGAGTTTGACAAGGCAACCCTCACCATCCCAATCTTTGACGGCCAGCCAGTCCTACCTGGCATTAGATCTTGTGGGCACACCGACTGCACCAACCCAAATCATGTCCTAGGTGACCACTAGAGTAAACAAAACAACAAGAGATAAGGAAAAAAGAGATGGCAAGTATCAAAGTAAAGGGCACTGTTAGCCGAGTATTCTACGAAGGCAAAGGGCTAGAGGTATCAGAGCAGTTTCAGACCAAGGCTGGCGAGTCAATCACCAAGCGATACACAGTCTGGCTAAAGCAAGCTGGAACCTATGATGTTGGCGATGAGCTACAGGTTGAGGGTCTTTATTCAGCCGAGATTGACAACTGGACCAACAAAGAGGGTGAGGCAAAGCAGTCCATCAAGGTGAGCATCAACAACCCTTACATCACCCCTGCTGACCCTGCTCAGTTGGTCAAGTCACTGTTTGAGCCAACCCACGAGCCAACACCCTTTTGAAAAATCTCCGATGGCTAGTCCCAGCTCTCACCGCTGGTGTTCTTGTAAACCTATCCTTGAACACCACTAGCGTTCTTGGGGGTCTGGGGCTAGCTCTCGGTATTCTCTACACCATCGCTGCCATAATGGGAGCATGGGACTTGTATGGCGGAAATAAGCCTTAGTGTTGTCGGTGATCCTGCCAGCCAAGGCAGTCACGCCATCATGCAGGGCCGAATAGTCCAAGTCAACAGCAAGAAACACAAGGCTTGGAGAACTGCCATAGTCAACGAGGTCATTGCGACCCTGCCAGCCGACTGGGAGCCAATAGATGGCCCCTGCGAGCTGATAGTCAATTTCTACATGCCAAGAGGTAAAACTGTGAGTCGGGGGTTGCCTACTGTAGCCCCCGATCTCTAACCGGCTTGACAAGTTAGTTAGAGCAGTAGGCGATGCCCTAGCCATTGCAGGGGTTTATACCGATGACAGCCGCATTGTCAGAATCTCAGCCCGAAAGCTCTACGCACAAGGCATCGAGGCAGGGGCCACAATCACTGTCAAAAGCCTAGAATAACGACACGCCGAAAAAGGGGAAAAAACCTAAAAATCTCCCAAAAAACTCAAAAAACAGGTATAGAGTTTAGACATGGCCCAAGGGGGGCCGGTTAGGAGATTCAAATGAAAGGTTGGCTACTTACAGTCAGCGTGTTTCTATCCTTTGGCATGACACTTGCCATTCAGGAATACAGTGTCACACTTGGCTACCTGATTGGCTATGTGCTACTTGCAATCCACTTCCTAGTCATCGCACTTTGGTTTACTCGCAAGGGTGCCAGATGAATAAAAAACACCTGGCTAAAGTCCTAGAGGAAGCAAGGCTATGGACTAACGCTGAGTACGAAGCTAAAGGGGGCAATCCTGAAACAGACAAGTACCACATCCAGAAACAACTTGCCAGGCTAACCCTGCTGCAACACATCCAAGACACCTACATAGAACAGAGAGAAAATGGCCAACTACAACCCTGAACCAATCGAGTTTGCAGTCATGGACTACAACCCGAACCAATACAACTTTAGTGTGGCTAAGTCTGACGGCATCTACATGGGCCGAAAACTTATGAAGGATGAAGTCCTAAGACTTATCAAGGCTGCCTATCCTCAGCCAACCAAAGCAATCACAATCATTATTGACCTAATCGAAGGGGTGCCAGTTGATACAAATAGCAGTTTCTCAGATTCCAGCAGATAAGCTCGCTGCCTACATCAAGGGCAGGAGAGATGAGCAGAAGGCAGTTGAGTCGCTTATCCAAGCGATGCAGATTGACAGGACACTTGACATTGCAACAGGACACATGATCATGGGCTACCTAGCAACCATTGACAGAAGGCCGAAGGTAGAAGCGTGAGCGAGCTACAGGACATCATTGCAACCAGCTCAATCAGAGCTTTCAATCATGGGATGCAAGCAGAGCGTGACCACATCATTAGGTTGCTGGCAGAAACAAAAGATGAAACCCTATGCACCTGTGACGGCTGTAAAGAGTGGGTCAATGCTTTTGACTTTGTTATCGCAAAGATTCAGGGCAAGATCCATGACTGACACCGAATACACATCAGGATTCAACAACGGCAAACGCTACGAGCGTGAGGCCATCCTTGAATACATCGCTCATCACCCAAATGCCACAGTTGAGGACATCGCTCAGGAGATTGAGTACCGATACAACACAGACATGAGAGCTAAGTTGGCAGGTGCCAAATGGGACTAAGCATCGAGGAGATTGAGATGAGGCTAGATCTACTGAGCATCCAGCTTGCTGAACTTGCCAAGATAGTCAATGAGATTGAGGAACAGGCAAAGCAGATTGAGGATGGCCATGTTTAGATCTGCAATGCGAAAGTGGGCTAGGCGAAAGCTCAGAGATACTTGGTACAGGGGGTATGGTGCCGGATACAACGATGCCCACCATGACACGCTTGAGTTCTTTACTGAGGCAGTAATCCGAGAGATACACCAGGATGCAGTCCTAAGCATGACGGCTGACATAGATACCTTGGAACGCATTGTTGAGGTTATCGAGGCGGTGAGGGACAATGGCAAAACACAGAATGATTAGACACAAGACAAACTGGACTTTCCTACTACGCTGGTACAAGTACCGCATTGAGTTTTACCTTGGCAGATTAGTCAAGGCTTACATCTCACGAGGCAGACACTAAGGGGGCAGAAATGCTTGAAGGGCTTACACCACCAAAGAAACAGCCAGCTTGTAAAGTTAGGACTGTGATTGAATCGCTAGAAACAAAAGACCAAGAGATACTAAAAGAGGCACTTGCCAATCCAGAGTGGCCACACTCGACATTGACACATGAGCTAAACAAGCGAGGCATCACAATCAGCGAGCAACCAGTTCGCACCCACAGAATTGGAAGGTGTAGCTGTGTTAGAAAATCTTGAGCCAACCCCGAGGATTACGGCCCCAAAGGATTGGCGACCTGCTGTTGAGTTTGACGGTACCAACGGACAGGCTACAACCCCACCGACAACTGGCAACCAGCCAGACTTCACCCAGTTTCTAATTGACCAAGGTTTCGATCATGAGAGAGTCGAGATCTATGGGCCAGTTAGAACTTCTCGATGGCAACAAAGAGAGGGTGGGGACTGGCTGGTTAGCTGGCGGTTCAATTTCCGACTCAAGACAGAGCTAGAGGTTGACCTACCAACACTTTATGCCCAGGCAAAAAAGACTAAGTTGCCAGCAAGGAAAGAAACAAAAGAGGGTAAGGCCTTTGTTATTGTGCCGGCAGATTATCAAGTCGGCAAAACAGGCAGCAGGGGCAACACTCAAGACCTAATCGCCAGAGTCTTTGAGAGCTACCAACGCATCGAGGAAAAGCTCAAGAAGGGCAACTACGAGAAGGTCATCATCCTTGACGCAGGTGACATGATTGAGTCGGTATCTAACAAGGCAAGCATGGCTCAGCTGGACAGCAACGACCTCTCGCCATTCCAGCAACAAGACTTGGCTGCTGCATTGCTTTGGGACCTAATCAAAATTGCCCATAAGTATGCACCGGTGACCTACGCATCAGTTGGCTCTAACCATTGTCAGTGGAGAGTCAACGGCCAAGCAGTAGGCAAGCCAGGACTCGATGATGTTGGCATTGTAATCCTGCAACAACTACGCAGACTCAGCACCGAGTTAGGCATGGATGTTAGCTACCTAATCCCTGACCCTTATGACGAGTCTTTGGCCTTTGATGTCTTTGGCGATGAGTTCCACATTCTTGCCCTAGCTCATGGCCACCAGGCTGCTCGACCTAATGGAGTACCTGATTGGCTAATCAAGCAGACTTACTCACAGGGTCCAATCTCAGCCTTTACTACCTTTGTGAGTGGTCACTTTCATCATGTTCGAGTTGAGGAACTGGCACCAGCAAGTAATGGTGGATCTAGGTATTGGGTGCAAGCCAGCACCAGTGACTCAGGTTCAGATTGGTTCCGCTTAAAAGCAGGAAGCGAAAGCACAACCGGCATTGTTTGCTTCGAGCTAGAGAAGCAGGTCCACTTCACCGGTACTGTTTACAAACTCTAAGTTGCAGGAAAAGAGAGAGATGAAAATAGGGAGCCTATTCAGTGGCTATGGGGGACTTGACCTAGCGGTCAGCAAAGTCCTCAACGCTCAGGTTGCTTGGCATTGTGAGTGGGAAGATGCCCCTAGCAAAGTGCTTGAGGCTAACTTTCTAGGTGTGCCTAATTACCGAGATGTTTCTAAAGTTGACTGGCACTCAGTAGAGCCTGTTGACATCCTTACAGGGGGATTCCCTTGTCAGGACTTATCACTAGCTGGCAAGCGTGCCGGACTACAAGAAGGCACTCGATCAGGTCTGTGGTCAGAGTTTCACAAAGCAATAGACATCCTCAGACCATCACTTGTTGTAATCGAAAATGTAAGGGGTTTACTAAGTGCAAAAGCAGATAGCGGTCTGGAATACGGACCTCAAATTATGGAGCAAGCCGAACGAGGTGCTGTTCTCCGAGCACTTGGAGCTGTTCTCGGCGACTTGGCCGACATCGGGTATGACGCAAAATGGCGTGGCATACGAGCTTCCGATGCAGGTGCACCACATCAACGCTTCCGAGTATTCATCACAGCCTACCCAGCTGGGGGGGGGGACAGTCCTTGCCGACCCCAACAGTAAGTGACCAATACACAGGCAACCTTGCAAGCACACAACAAAAGCCAGGCTCAATGCACTCAGTCACCTTGGCTCAAGTGTTTCACATTCCTGAGTTGTTTCCAACACCCACCACAAGAGATTACAAAGATGGCTCAGAGCCTCATGAGCGTGACGGCAAGATACAGACAGACACAGTAGCCAGAGCTGTATTCAATAGCGGTGAGGTATTGCTTGGCACACCTAGAGCTAACGCTGCCAACTCATCATCAAAGCAAGTAGAGCTAGGTGCACCTAAGTCAAGGCTTGAGGATCAAGTGCTGCTACCAACCCCAACAGTTGCTCAAGGCCGTAATGAAACATCAGGCCGACAGGAAGGCTCAAAGCATCACACTGGCACCACACTAAATGATGTTGCTTACAAGACTGACTGGGGCAAGTTTGAGCCAGCCATAAGACGCTGGGAATCTATTCTTGGCAGACCAGCACCAGAGCCAACGAAGCCAGACGGAAAAGACGGAAACCATCGCCTCAGCTCTAAGTTCACAGAGTGGATGATGGGGCTACCTGATGGCTGGATAACCGGACATGGGCTAAAGCGTAATGACGAGCTAAAGCTTGCAGGTAATGGAGTGGTGCCACAGCAAGCTGAGTTAGCCCTTAGACTTTTGCTTGACTTGCCAGAAGGAGAGAGATGAAGCCCTACTACCAGGATGACCTGATAACTCTCTATCATGGCGATTGCCTAGAGATAACAGACTGGCTCGATGCTGATGTCCTAGTGACTGATCCACCTTATGGAATCAAGTGGAAAGGCACACAGAACTATACCCAAGGTGCAGAAACCCAGACAGTCAAGAAATGGACAGAAGGCATAGCCAACGATCAATCACTTGAGATAAGAGATGAAGTCCTAGCACAGTGGGGAAGTAAGCCAGCTATTGTCTTTGGGTCATGGCGAGTACCAAGGCCAAAGGATACAAATCATCTACTTATCTGGCACAAGGAAGGCATGGCTCCTGGGGCTTTGAACGCACCATTTATGACCCAGCACGAGGACATCTACATACTTGGCTCAGGCTTTAGGAAGTCTGCCCCACCACTTAGGTCAGTCATTAGAACCACCGAACATCGAGGGATAGAGTCCGGCAAGATAGGACACCCAACACCCAAGCCAATAGGACTGATGGAGATACTAATTGACCGATGCCCCGATGGTGTGATAGCTGACCCCTTTGCAGGATCAGGTGCAACACTTTTAGCTGCTCGCAATCTAGGCAGACAAGTCATCGGCATAGAGCTTGAGGAAAAGTATTGTGAGCTAATAGCCAAGCGAGCAAGCCAATCAGCCTTTGACTTTAGTAATCTCTAAGTTGCAGAACTAAAAGAAAAGACGAGAGATGCCAGCCTACGATTACAAATGCAACACCTGTGACTTGACCATGACAATCCTTAGAGGGATAACAGAGGATGAGCTAAAGCCAATCTGTGTCAAGTGCCAGGCAGAGATGGCTAGGAGCTACGACTCAGCACCAGCAGTTCAGTTCTTAGGAATTGGTTGGGGCAAGGATGGGTAGGTTCCCTAAGCCCTGCCTAGTCTGTGGTGCATTGACACAAGGCTTGAGCAGATGTCAACAACATCAAGCTGAGTGGCAGACACTAGAGAACCTTAGGTTGCAAGAGATGAAGGCAAGACGACCTAACCTCTATGACAGTCAGTATCGTAGGAAAGCAAAAGCAATTCGAGAATCAGCTTTGTTTTGCCACATCTGTAAAGAACCAGGCAGACCCAATGATCCCTTTACTGCTGACCATCTCATTGCAGGAGATCTGAACTCGCCTCTAGCAGCAGCACACAGGTCATGCAACTCTCGTAGAGGGAATAAGCCACTTGTCTAGGTACTATGCCCCTGGTGGCCTTGTGTAAGGGTGGGTAATGCCATGCCAAAACACAGGGATGTATCAC